ATTGCTAAGTACCCAGACTTGTACAACTACAACGTGACGCGCATCCCGCAAACGGGGGATGAGGGGCCGCAGTCCATGGGCTGCATGCTGGGAAGGCTTGCGCATATCGTCGGCTTTCAGGATGTCGGGCGCGGTGCGGACGCGGCGGCGCCCGCGCTATTAGGTATTTCGCACAGCGCATTCTTTGAGCGCATCGTTAGGATTATGAATGAAAATCGGTGGATGGCTGATTTGCATGACGCTAAGTTAGTTGCGCCGGCAATGCTCATTTACGCAGAGCGGCATCGCGCCGACTTAGAGACGCGCGAGTATCCCGTGCCGAATATTCCTAAAATTGTGCTCGATATTTTCACGCGGTCAGATTTTTTTACGCAGTTCGCGGCGGTGGAAAAGGCGCTATTGCCGGCCGGCGCAATGTACAACGTCGCGGCCGATAGTTACGAATTAGTGCCTAATTAAGAATCCAAGCGCGCGACGCCAAAAACCCGCTATTGATCGGCGCGCGTGGCTTGTTTGCCGGTCGGCATGCTTTCAACTCCATGCCGGCCGGCATTACTTCGGGGGAACAATGGAATTTAATAAGCCATTTGAGGATTTATATACCGCTTGCTGCGATTTGATCGGCGAGCTATGCAAGATCGACCCGGCCGCCGATTCGCCCGAAGGCAAGCTATTAACGGGACTGGCGGCAGCGGTCGAAGCGTATGAGAAAAACTTTGAAGAGGGGCTAAAACCGACATGAGCCAATTAGATACGTTTTTTAAATTCAAGATCGGCGATTCAGTAAAGCCGAAAGTGCATATGCGCGGTTACGATGAGGAAGGGCGCCGCCATGTCGCGCAATTGCTGGTTGTGGTGGAGCGCTGGCTTATCGAGTGTCACGGCGGCGTGCAGATGCAATATATGGTGCGCGCGCATGCGCTCGCGGAATCGTATCGCATGATGGGTTATAGCTTTGTACCGCCGCTTATTCAAATAAGCGAACCGGAGCTAGAAGAGTACCCACCAAATACGCTCACGCCGAACAAACCCGAACCGAAACGTGATAGCGCCGAGGATGCGCCATGAAAATTATCGAAGCGATGAAAAAAATTAAGGATCTAACCGTTAAGGCGGCGGACTTGCGCGAAAAGGTAGGAAAGCACTGCTCGGACTTGAGCATAGAGACGCCGACTTACCCCGAACAACGCGCCAAGATTGACGAATGGATACAGGCGCACCACGATATCTTGAAAGAGATTTTGACGTTGCGACTTGGCATTCAGCGCACCAATATTTTAACCAACGCGACGATTGAAATTGAGGGCAGAGCGGTTACAAAACCTATTGCCGCTTGGATTCATCGGCGCCGCGACTTGGCAACGCAAGAAATGAATATGTGGACAAAGTTGTCCGACCGGGGCTTGAAGGAAAGTAACGTGCAAACGGTACAGGGCGGCGCGGTAACCGAAGTGCGCATTAGGCGCTACTATGATCCCGCGCAGCGCGACGCAATGCACGAAATGTTTCGCAGCGAGCCATTCAAAATTGACGGCGCGCTAGAAGTCGTGAACGCGACCACGGATTTAATCGAGGGGTAAGGTTTAAAGGATCTAACACGCGGAGTAAAACCGAAAATAGTAGGGCTTTCGCTATTAGTAAATAGCAACTAGTACCGTTGTGTTACCTCAGTTGGTTAGAGGAAACGATTTGTAATCGTTCTGTCATCGGTTCGATTCCGATACACAACCCATCATTAAAAAATGGGACCCCGTTTAGCCGGGGGAAATCCTTAAGGCTCAAGCTTTACGGTGCAAGGTTGCAAGGTTTATTAAATGGCAAGTGTTTAGGTGCAAGCAAGAAAGGTTAGGCCGGAAGATACGCGGCAAAATCCTGATTTGCAGTTAGTACCCTATAGCTAGCGGTCTGTGCAGGCTTCCCGTTGTGGGTAGATCCCCATTTTTTAAAATTAGGAGTAACTGACATGCCATTATTTGAAATTGCGATTATGCAGCGGCCGACGAAAAAGGAAGCGGAGGAAGGCGGCGAAGAAAAGCTAATCTTCGGGCCAAAGTTCACCGTCGCCAAGGATAAGGAAAGCGCGGCGTTGCGCTGTCTGTTAGCGGAGCGCCCGGAAGGCTTGGATATGGTGCGCGCGGAGGTACTAGTCCGCCCTTTTGCGTGAGCGCTGCGCCGGCACTTCGACCACGGGCGAGCGCGGCGCGGGGGCTGGTAGTCACGGCGCAAGACGCTGAAGAGGCGACGGCGGCGGATATCTGGGCGGACGCCGCCGCGTCGCGCAAGCCTTTTATTAATTACGTCTCGCCGCTGGTGGGTTCGGCGAATTACAGCGCGCAAAGCCTAATGACTGCCACGAATAGCACTGCATTAACACGTTAGATCACGGCGCGTCACGGTGGCGCGCCTTTTTTTGACGGGACAAAAATAACGTATTAGTTTCGCGCGCAAATCCTGCCAGGAATTTGCGCCTATCATCTCCGAAACTCGCCGAAGGTTGAAAGAATGGGGCACATGGACCCGTGAGGGCGAGCCCTCCCTTGCTTCCATGTTTCGCTCGATTTTTGAGGGGCGCGGCGCCCAGGACTTGCGCGAATTACCGCCGCATATCGCGGAAATCGATCATATTGTTTGCTGCGCGCCGCGCGAGATGCGCATAACCCTAATCAAGTTTTACGGTACGGCAGGTACGTACTATGAGAAGGCGGTAGCGCTTGGCGTCGACCGTCGCACCTTAAAGCGGCGCATAGACCGCGCGGATTATTACGTGCATTCGGTACTGGACAGGATTCCACAGAAAGAGTATTTAACCGTGCAGGCTCGCCAACCGTCCCGAAAGACCGCGCGCAGTCATCCCCAATCATCAAACTTAGAGCCCGCCTTTTAAGGTGGCTTGGAGCTATTCATCATGAATTCAGGCGAAAAGCAGAATAAGGCGAGCGAAAAAGGCATGACCCGCGCGCATAAGAGCGCCGGCAGTGAGTCTATCCGCAGTGAGGAAAAGGTAGGCTCATCGGGCCCGCATGGCGTGCAGTTCTCCGTTCCTAAAGGCGTGGTCGATCATTCTTGCGTGCGCGGCACTATCGGTAAAGAGTAATGGACCCGCGCTATAACTCGCCGAGCGGTAAGGCTGACCCGAAAATGGTCATTGACGGCGCCGCGACCGTGGCGCGCGTCATGCTGAAGGCTGAAAAGCCGCAGGGCACGTCAACGGGTCATGGCGTGCGCTTTACTGTCGAAGAGGGTAACCACGCCAAGCGGATCAATCAGGATGCCGCCCCAAAATAATCAGCGCTCACTCAGCGATTACGTTTTAAAACTGGTGGGCAAGAAAAAGGCGCCGAGCTATCAAGAGGCGCGCAAAAAGCGGGCATGAGCGTACAAAATGGCGTCAGACTCAAAGACGTTTCGCTTAACTTTGCATCGGGACAAGTCCGCCCTCTTAGAGAAAAACTTATTGTTGCGCCCTTGCCGCCCGCTCTGTCGCAAACCATTGCGGCAGATTGGAACGGCGAAGCGGTGCGCGGGCGCGTTGTCGCCGTTGGGCCCGGTACCTATCCCCGTATTCACGAAAAGGGCATTAAAGATGGCAAGCCCTGGCGCAGCGTTCGCGATAGCAGGGCTTACAGACCCTGTGACGTTCGAGTGGGCGATGTCGTGCAATTGGGCGGCATGGAACTAGGCGGCTATTTATGGCCGCACATTTTCATAGATGGCGTCGACCACATTTTATGCAGCGAGCAAGATGTTTGCGGAATTGAATATGCCGACTGAGTCGCAAGCCTACAAAGTCGTCAAAGAGCCGTACAAGCTGGGCGGCAAAATCGACGCGCAAATAGCCCGCTCGAAAGAAAACGCCGAGCGCAAGAAAGCGCCGGCCGTGCGAATTACGATGACGCCCGAAACAAAAGCGCATTTGCGCGGTATCAGCACTGGCACCGTGCAGCGCAGTTCTACGACATCGCGCGCGCGCCTGCAGGGCAAGTTTTTATCGGCGTTGGCGGAGGATTTCGAGCAACACGGCAAGCGCGCAATCGAGCGTATGCGCATTCATGACCCTTCGGGCTACATCAAAACGGTGGCGTTTTTGATGCCCAAGCAATTTGAGCAGACAACCCCGATTCAGGATTTAACGGACGAAGAACTAGAGCGCGGTATTGAATTCCTTAAATCCAAACTTGCTATCGGTGATGGAAAAGGAATTAGAGCGCCGACGCTCATTGAACAAGATAGCGGAGTACAAACCGTACCCGAAGCAGATTGAGTTTCATCGCGCGGGCGCAAGCTTTCGCGAGCGCTTGCTGATGGCGGGCAACCAGCTTGGCAAAACCTTGGGAGCTGGCTTTGAGACGGCCATGCATCTTACCGGAGAGTATCCCGATTGGTGGCAAGGCAGACGCTGGGAGCGTGCCGTGGTCGGTTGGGCGGCTGGCGTCACTGGCGAATCTACGCGAGATAATCCCCAACGCATATTGCTCGGTAGAACTGGAGCGCTGGGGACCGGAGCCCTACCAAAGGATGCGATTATCGATACCAGCGCGTCGCGTGGTCTCGCTGATGCAATTGATACTATCAGGGTCCGACATAAGAGCGGCGATACGTCGACATTGCAACTAAAGTCCTACGAAAAGGGCCGCGAGAAATGGCAAGGCGAAACGCTCGATTTTGTTTGGTTCGATGAGGAACCGCCCGAAGATATTTATACGGAAGGCTTGACGCGCACCAACGCTACGGGCGGCATGGTGTTTATCACCTTTACGCCGCTGCTTGGCGTTACCGAAGTCGTGCGGCGCTTCATTGTAGAGAAGCAGCCAGGCTCGCACGTTACGCAGATGACGATTGACGATGCGTACCACTACACGCCCGAACAACGCGCGCAAATTATCGCCTCTTACAAATCATACGAGCGCGACGCGCGCATTAAAGGAATTCCACATCTTGGATCGGGTCGCGTGTTTCCCATAAATTCGGACGATATTACGGTGAGCGCCTTTGCGATTCCCGAGCATTGGCCGCAAATCGCGGGGCTAGATTTTGGCTACGATCATCCGAGCGCGGCGGCGCGCATGGCTTGGGATCGCGACAACGATATTTTGTATGTGACCGCGACGCATCGCATGCGCGAGCAAACGCCCGCGATGTTTGCCGCCGCCGTGCGCCATTGGGGCGCGTGGTTGCCCTGGGCATGGCCGCACGATGGCTTGCAGCATGACAAGGGTTCGGGCGTGCAGCTTGCGGAGCAGTATCGCGACAACGGCTTAAATCTTTTGAAAACGCGCGCCACCTTTCCCGATGGCTCCTACGGATTCGAGGCGGGCATTTCCGAAATGCTCGAACGCATGCAGGGCGGGCGCATTTTGGTGTTTGCGCACCTTCGCGATTGGTTCGAGGAATTTAATTTATATCACCGTAAAGACGGGGAAGTAGTGAAGCTAAACGATGACCTCATGTCGGCGACGCGTTATGCAATGATGATGCGCCGCTTTGCCATCGTGCAGAGTAAGAAAGTCGCGCGCCCGCAATTTGCGCAGAGCGGATCTACGCGCACGGACGGCTTAGGCTGGATGATGTGATTGGCTCGCAACTGACTCCGTACTGGGTGAGCGGCACCGACGCAGCAACGGCGTATTTAGCCCACCGCAAAGAATATTACGTTCGCGTGCGCATGCCCTGGCGCACGACAATGTACGACATTTTCAGCGATGAGCTAGTTAAATGCCGGCCGCAATTTTGCGTGATTTGGTATAAGCCCGCGCGGGCCGCGCTGGTTGTTCGCTTCGGCTGGGCGCCCGGTATCGAGCGCAACTAATGGCGCTGCAGCTAATCAACACGGGCAGTTTTGCCAACGATACGACCGGCACGCCAGCGCAAACCGCCTTTCAAATTATTAACGCGAATTTCTCGCAGCTTTTCGGCGTGACGCCCGCAACCTTTGGGCCACCAGCCACGCCGCCAGGCGGGACGCCCGTAACGGTAATTGGCGCAACCCCCGCCGTCTTGCCGGCGCTCGCCGTGACAGGACAGGTATCAATCAGCGGCACCGCGCCCGCTGGTGGCTCGCTACTGGTGAGCGGCGGCACGGTGCTAGGCAGTCCAACGGGCGGCAATGAAGGCGCCGGCACGCTGAATGCGACCGGGCTTTTTGTGAATGGCGTTGCCGTGTCGACTAGCAGCGCGGCGGGGAATTCGGGCTACATCTTGTGTTTGCCTACTTCTACCCCGTCGATTGTTTCGAGCGTACGCATCACATCGCCCGCGATTGCGCATAACAGCACGGGGAATTACACGGTGACGCATAACTTAGGCACCACGACTTATGGCGTGAGCGCGACCGTGCTGCAAAGTTCGGGGAGCGTTGGCGTCGTGACGGTCTTTAGTCCTACCTCGACGCAAATTAGTTTCTTGGCTTTGGTCGGCGGCTCGCTTTCCGATGCCATCGGCGATGTCTACCTGAATTTTATCTACTAATGCCAATCACGACAAAATTGCAGATTTGGACGGCGGACAGTACCAACATAACCGCCGATACCATAAATTTTACCGCTGATGGGGCGTGCTTGATTAATGGCGGCGGTACGGCGATTCAAGAGGCGCCGGGCAATGCCAATTTTAATAAAGTCACGCATACGCGCGTTAATCAAACGCCGAACTAATGCCGAGCATTCCGAGCCACGCGGACAAGCAAGCTACAACCGATCAAGAAATAGTCAAAGAGTGCGCCGAGCGTTTGCGAATCGCGATTGAGGCGGAATCTGACAACCGCGCAAAAGGCGTGCAGGCGCTAGAGTTTCGCGACGGGCAGCAATGGCCCGATGATTTATACAATCAGCGCAAAATCGACCGGCGCCCTAGCCTTACCATCAATCACACGAATACCTTTGTTAGGCGCGTGGTTAACAACATGCGCCAGGAACGCCCGCGCATCAAAGTGCATCCCGTTGGCGATGGCGCGGACATCGCAAAGGCTAATGTCATCGGCGGACTTATCCGCCATATCGAGAACATGAGCGCGGCGGGAATCGCGTACGACACGGGCGGCGAATCGGCCGTGACCATTGGCTGGGGTTACTGGCGCGTCATGTCCGATTACACGGAACAAAATAGCTTTGACCAAGAGCTATTAATCAAGCCGATCCGCAATACCTTTACCGTGTACATGGACCCCGCCAGCACCTTGCCAACTGGGGAGGATGCGGAATGGTGCATCATTTCCGAAACCATGAAGCGCGAGGATTACAAGCGCGAATACCCGAATGCGCAGAATGTGGAATTTCAACAATCGGGCAATGGTGACGCGCTGGCGCAATGGGAAAGCAAGGATGAAATCCGCTTAGCGGAGTATTACCGGATTCGCAAATCCGAGCAGACGCTTTACCGCATGACTAACGGCATGGCGTTATTCCCCGATCAAATCGAGGAACTTTCGGAAGAGTTGGCCGCCGCTAAAGTGACCTACCAAATGTCGGGCGGCAAGAAAGTTAGCCGCCCCTCGACGCGCAAGATTGTCGAATGGTATCGCTTGAACGGGCAAGCCATCGTTGACCGGCGCAGCAAAGATGACAACCCGTTGCCGGATAAATGGATACCCGTTATCCGCTGCGAGGGCAACGTTTTAGACCTTAACGGGCGCGTGCGCCGTAAGGGCATGGTCTGGGATCTAATGGACCCCGCGCGCATGTACAACTATTGGCGCACTATGGAAACCGAGCTATTGGCGCTTGCGCCCAAGGCGCCTTGGGTTGTCGCGGCGGGCCAGCTTGACGGACATCCTGAATGGAAAGATGCGAACCAAAAGCCGTATAGCGCTCTTGTCTATGAGCCCGCATTTATCGAACAACCCGATGGCAGCAAACAACTTTTGCCGCCGCCGTCTCGCACGCCGCCCGTCGCGGTACCAGCGGGCGCCGTACAAGCCGCGCAAGGCGCACAACAGGATCTTATGGCGGTGGCGGG